GTTGATCTTTCGGTACAACTCCATATATACACCCCCAGACATAGTCTAAAACAAACGTAAAAATTTCAAAAATTTAAAACATAGAGCCCAAACAACCGACACGCCAAACATGTAGGCCACCGATGCCGCAACACCAGTGGCCCACAATGCAGTGGTCGGATATCTGTTGGCCAATGTTTTCGATTTTGAAACTACCCAGGATTTTGCCTTCGCAAAATAGCCTGGGGTTTTTCTCACATATGACTTGCACAAATCATATGCGTCCAATGTGGCTCTCGGGATAGAACCGTAAATATATTGACCAGTGGCATCATCTTTTTCGAGAGTCCACCCGTGCCTCAAAAGTTTATAAATTTTTATGGGAACACCCATATAAACCATGAATAAGGCACAAGGCAGAATCGTTGAAAAATGTTACCAGTGGACAATTTGAAATAGCGTTCAAGGCGCTTCGGTTTAGACCGAAGCGACTCTCGAATACGCTTATTCATGGAGTCAAATTTAAAATGAAGCCACCTCCTGACCTTGACCCAATATGAAATGGGGTCATCTTCGCCAGGAGAATCACCATGGTCCGAAGGAGGGACCCCTTCTTCTGGTTGGTACGGGGGGCCGTGAACCTCTAGGTTTTCATCTTGAGGACCCTCGGGTTCCACGGCCTTTTGTTTGCCCTTCCTCTTTTCGGAGGAAGACTTAACCAATGGTTGCAACTTGCCATTGACAAGTTTGAAATCGATATCTGAAGCATCAGGGGCTCCGATAGTGAGCCCATGATCATTCAAGTCCTTTAGAGTTTTAAAACCCTTAGCTCTAAAAGAACTATTTAATTTCAGATTGGAGATTTGAATGTCTCCCAAAAGGTCATTCATATCATCCATTGAGAGTGGTTGACCCATGGGCAACAAAGAATCACGAACAGCGACCAAGAACTTGTCGAAGGCCTTTCTTGAAGGCGCAGTGTACGCCTTCAAGTCATCTCCAAGACCATCAAAAACAATTTTGTATGGCCTATAAACTTCGTGCTTAGTGGCATCAAAGGCTGCCTTAAGCCAAAACACTGTATTCTTTTCATCCTCTGTGGGCGAATCCTTGATCTTTTCAAATCTGGATTTGGCCAGGGAAGATAAATTAGAATAAGCAGTGTTATACAAATTGATTGTTGACTGCTTGGCGCCCTTTGCTTTTTCAGCAAAGGAAGTGCCGGGCTTGCCCGATTGAATTTCATTCCTGCTTTTCTCTGCATTCAATTCAATGGTGAGATCAAGCACTTGTTTTTCAAAGCGCTTGAGCTTGTCCTGAATGGACTTTTTGTCAGAATTGACCTGCTGAAGGGAATTGTTCAAATCAGAAAGGTCGGCAGAAAGCTTCCGTCGATCTGAAGTCAAGATCTCCACATCATCTGCTTTGCCCTCCTTTTTGGCTTCTTTAATTGCCACCTCGTATTCTTTTTTGGAAGCAGCAACAGAAGCCAAAGTGGCTCGCAATTCCTTTTGAGTTCCAGAAAGGAGAGCCAAGCTTTCCTCAGCCTCAACACGAACTTTAGCCTCATTGGCTTTTGCATGGTTGAGAGCTTTAGTGAGATTTTGCTGAGCATATTCAAGTCTCTCATTCTGAGACTTGAAATCATTGGCTTTCAATCTCAGGGAAGCAAGCTCTCTTTGGAGCTCCGCAATTTCTGAAACAGGGACTGAATTGCCCTGCCTCTCTTGCAGCTTGATAAGCTTGGCCTCAACAACTTTCCACTTGTCTTTGTTGATGGCCCAGGCAGGCTCTCCCTTAAATGTGCAGCTCACCATGTGAGATTCTTCAATTATCGCTTTCACTTCATCGCGAACAGCAACGGAGGTGGAAGCCACCGAAGGTGACTTTTCAACTGCGGAACTCTCCGGGTAACTCCCCGGAGGTGGTGTCTGCGGTGCAGACTGTTCATCCTTGTGAGAAGACATAATTAACCACGACAAGCTGCACTTGTTTCGCGGAGGCTCATTCAGGTGGCGCACTCCTAACTGTTGGGCAGGGATTTACCTGCCCTGAAATTGGTAATAGTCATCAAGGTTATCGGGGGTCATTCCCCATTCACCTAGATCTGGGTCTGGGAAAGGCAACCTTGACTTAATATTGCCAATGAGAGGCATTGACTTTTCCCGAATAACACTTTCTAATTGTTCTCTTTCATCAGCAGAGGCAGTGGTTCTCAAACCTAATGCTGAAATTACAGAAATCAGTGACCTAACCAGGTCTGAGCTAGGCACAGATGTCGTGTCCAACAGAATGCCCATACGGGCATTATCTATAGGTCTAGGAGCACTGCCGTCATTGGTCTCAAGTTCCATGAGTTTGGCCCTCTCATTCAAGAGGGGCTCAAGATTGGACCTATAAAGTTGTAATTGGGCCAGTGAAGCATCCAATGTGGCCTCAGCCCGAGCCTCTGGGATGTCATCAAGGTTAAGCAACTTCTTGAGGTCTTCAAGCTTTTGACTACGGATGGTTTCAATCGGAATGCCAGACACAATAAGGTCAAAAACACTGGAGCGACTGCGAATGGAATCCAGGTCAGACACAAAACGGGCCCTCGGGGTTTGTATAACAATACATGATCCGTTATTTGTGCGACCAGTTCTGCCTGCTCGCTGAATGATGTCAGATGACGTCAACCGATAATAGACTTCTCTAGACCCCTCTAGGTCATGAGCAACAGTAAAACCGATGTCAGATGTGACTACCATGTCAACACTTGGCAAGGTTATGCCAACATCGGCAACACTTGTTGAAAATATGACCATCCCGGAGGAAATGTCAGGTAATGTGTGTGTACCAGAGCTTAGTATGCATGATTTTCTGGGGCAATTTTCACTCATCTGCATGCACATGCCCAGGGTTGTACAAAACACAAGTATGACAGAATTCTTTGGCCTGGCATGCAGAGCGGCAAGAACATCAGACGTATAGTGCCTGACGAAGTCATTTCGTGTCATAATATCATCTCTAGGCACATACGAAGTGTGCACATTGTAAAGCCTTGCGCTGATCAAGGGAAGGTCTATGATTGAATTTGCATCAAAATCAGAATGATTGGGTGTTGCACTAAGAAACACTCTGAAACAATCGGAGGAAATGACTTCCTTTTTGATCAGATCATAAGCAGGCTCAGAAATGTGGCATTCATCAACAATGATAAGATTGTTAGATGAAGCGCCCTTGTACCAAGAAGGATGCAACAACAACTCTTGTGCGGTAACATACCAGACTTTTGATTTTTGGTCAAGGGTCATGCCACTTGTGGCTCCAGACGCATCGATAGACATGGTTGCACGGACATAAGGCACGACAGTTCTGACAATAGAGGATCTGGGTTCCACAACAATTATTTTATTGTACAAGTGACCACACACAATGGAGCAATGGCGTATAAACGCGGTGCTTTTTCCAGAGCCAGTGGGCGCTGAAATGACGAGAGAGGTTTTGCCATCCAGCTCACGTAAGTGCTTGGTGGTGTCAGCATAGTTTGGTGGCAAACTTTTCCAAAACATGTTCTGCAAGTAGAACATTGCTTGTTCAATGAGCAAGTTGGTGTCAGGCAATGAGATGGCCTTGGCCTGCGGGAAAAGATCAGGGATATGAATGAAGCTTAAAATAGCAATGATGGCCAAGTCATGCGCTTGAAATGACCATCTTCTGGCATCAAGCTGAACTTTCCCGTTAATGATAAATTGTAATTGCGACACCTTTCTAACAACAGAAGCAATTGGAAAAAGTTCTGGAATTTTGGAAGGCGAAGACTTATACCATAGGAACAACCAGTGCCGTACCAACAGGCTGGACATGTTGACATCCCTGTCCACATGCACAGCAATGGTGGGATCTATGAATTCATAGATGGTTTTCCTGAGTATGTAAGAAAGTTCTGCTGGGCCATAGGCAGAATTGACAGCTGAAATGAGCTGCACTGGCCAAGAAACAGTTTTGTATAGCTTGCTTTGCAAAGCTGTCATGTAACCCATGTTGAAAATGGATGGGTTCACAAAATCTGGCACAAGAGCCAAAGCACCCAGAACAGAATCTAGTGGGGTGAGCCCACCATATGTGATCAAAGAATCACTAACATGATACTGCTCTTGAACCTCGTCAATCATGTTCTCAGGGAAGTTGGCATCAGGCTTGTACCAGTCTTGCACCACTTTCTTGTACGAAGGGATAATTAAACCACGTGGGTTATTGGATGATTTCAAATACTTCTTGAACGTGTTAGTTCGAAGAATGATATTTGTCACCATTTCATACACATCAGGGTGGTGAGCGGTAAGGGAAAGATAACTCACTAACCTCTTGAGTCTGTATTCAGGTGCCATGGTCTTGACTTTGGCAACCATCTTACCAACAAGTCGATCACGTTCATGATACACGGCAAACCTAGGATGAGGAACACCAGCAAGATTGAAGTCAGCAATATCCCGAGGTGTGGGGCTCCGGACCCTTTTTGAAAGGAATGGTATATTCTCTAAGGGTCCAGTTGCCTCTAAATTATTAGTGACTCCCCACTTAGCCATGGCTGACTTAATGCTTTTAAAATTCCAAGCAGCAGGCTTGTTGCCAGCCATACTGAGTATGTGGTCATCACCAAAACAAGAAAGCTCATTGTAAAATTTGAACTCTTTAGCAGACAATCCCGTTATCTGTTTCCAAGCAAGCAAATACAAGGTGACAAGGCCAACGCTATTGTCCATACTAGTGGAAGAATGCCCAGTAGTCAGACCTGTCCCCTTCTTGTATATGTCGCCAGTGGAAGTGGTGTTAAGTAATTGCTCACTGACTTGCTTATAGTTGATATCAATCAACCTGGCAATGCGGTCACGATCCTTGTGGTGTTCGAAACCCTTTTTTCGGATCGCGGCTATTATAGACAGCACATTGCCTGACAAAGTCGAGTCAAACTCAGACATGTCACCAGCATAATGGATTTGACACCGGGAATGGCTCGAATAAACATAATCCATCCAATACCCATTCAATGGCATGCCGACTTTGATGGGAGTGGAAGTCCATCGGAAATTATGGTTTGGAGAAAAATTCCAGACAGTTGACATAATATACTGGCCAAGAGGAGAACCAACAACAGTTCGAACCTTGTCGGAAAGGTACTTACGAGGGGGCAATGACTCGTCTTTGACAGAAACATGGGCCACAGGAGCCAACAAGGGGGCAAATTCAAAAGTTTTCCTCCAAAGCTTTTTGAAATTTGCGTACCCCATGGTCTTTATGAACTTCCATCGGCTATATTTCTTCCGAGGGTTGGATGGATCAACCATGAAGCTCCCGAGGGCATACTTCTTTTCCCACATCTTAATAACATAATTCATGGGTGTTATACGGGAGTACCTGAATATGTCACCAAGCAAGTACCAGACATCATTTATGTCAAGGTCAGGGTAATCATATCGAGGACTTTTGAAATACCTGGAAACAGACTCAAGTTCATTGGACTCAGACCTGTATTCCTCAGTTCTACGCCATTCAACTGCCTTGACACGCAAAGGATCGAGAGCTGTGTCAATGTACACCTTCCGATTATGAATACCTTGCTGCCAGTCAGTCCCGGTCACAAGCCAATCTGCATATGCTTGGCTAGAACCAAACCTGGAAGGTTCACTAAGGTTGACATTAATCGGCCAACCAGCGTCTCTCATAATATCCAGTGTTTCTTGAATGTGCTCGGCATCGTATGTGCCCTTACCACCCATAATATAATGGGGGAGGCCAAGATCGCTCACAACCACTGCAAGCCTGGCTACCGTGTCAGTAAACACAGACAACAGATTTGATCTGCCACGAGATGGAATAAAACCAGAGCGATTAAGCCACTTCCTAGACACAAAATTCCATTCCACCACAGCATTGGTCAGATCCACCATAATGGAGGCAAAAGACCATTTGACCCACTCAAGAAAGTCTGATGAAACCATGGAAAGCAGGACTAAAAAGAGACGAGCCAAAACAGATAAAGCGAAAAGGACTGCCCCAGGACTTAGGCTAAAAATCGCAAAACTTAGCAGCACATAATACTTGATCACTGAACCAACCTGCTTAAGGGGCTTTAGATACATAGAAATCAATGCATTCAGTGACCAAAGCATGAACAACAGCCAAACCTTTGGGCCAGGCAGTAGATTGTCATGGACATCAGTGATGAACTGTGACCAAGCAACTGAAGTGAGTTCATAATAATTGGTAAAATTGTTATTGCGAACATAGCCCTTCAGAAACTTGGATTGGAATTGATCCATGAGCTTAATATCCTCAACATCAAAAGCAGCAACAGCAAACCTAAAAGGTGTGCCAGCAAACTTGTGCATGAAAGAGGAATTGTCGGCCCAGAGAGCGTGCTGAGGGCCAACGATATTAATGAGCTCGACCTCGTGAATAATAAAGGATCGGGCAAATAAAAGTGTGATAAAAAACACGGAGGCAACCAACACATGAAAATGAGTTAATGCCGTGAAAATCAAAAGAGGTGCTGGAGAAAACCAGCAAAAAGATAATAAAAGAACCGGCCATATGGCCAGAAGAAAAACTAAAAAGACTGCGACCAAGCCGCAGCAACCAACCAACAAAGACTTCAATAAAATCTCTGTTGGATAAAGGATAAAAGACAGAAATCCGGCCAATAACATTGG